TTTCAAGACGCTCTACTTGCAGCCGGGCGCCGACGCTACGGTGATCGGCTCCAACCTCGCCGAGCTCGACCTGACCTCGATCACCTCCCATGGTGAAACGCGAGTCTCCTACCTTTCGCGCGTGCCAGCAGTCATTCTCGGGATCGCGGCCGGACTCAAGGGCTCGAGCCTCAACGCTGGCAACTATGGTGAGGCGAGGCGCAACTTCGCTGACTCCTGGTTCTACTCGGAGCTCATGGACGCATGTGCGGCGCTTGAGTCAATCCAGCCGGCCCCCGGTGGCGCACAACTCTGGTATGACGTCGCGGACGTACCTCTGTTGCGCGAGGATTCGCTCGACGCGGCGAATATCGAGAAGGTCAAAGAGGAGACCATCGTCGCCTACGTCAACGGCGGGTTCACCCCCGATTCAGCGGTCCAGGCGGTGCTCGCTCAGGACGTCAACCTACTCAAGCACACCGGACTGGTGAGCGTGCAGTTGCAGCCGCCCGGAACCATGGCGCCGAAGCCAGAATCACCTCAACCGAACGGGAATGGTGCGATGCCCGATATGCCCAAGCCAAAGGAGCCGGCAAAGGCGAGTCGCGACGAACTGCCATTCGCGCTCACTGTCAACAACCATTTCCCGGATGGATTCGTTCAGGTCCGTTCAGAGACCGCGAGTCCGGACGTTTACGTCACCGTTCAGCCTGCCCAAGTCACCCTCGAGCAGCCCATCACAGTCGAAGCATCCGTTCCAGCACAGATCACCAACCATTTCGATGCCCCCGCCTTAACGCTCGAGGCACCCATAACCGTCGAACAACCAGAGATCACCGTCAATGTTCCAGAACCTTCCACTCGCGCCAAGAAGGTCACGGTGAAGCGCAACAAGGACGGATCGTCGACCGCGACGATCCACGAGGAGGGCTAGGTGGCCGGACCAACCGCCTGGGCCTTCACCAACACCGGACGCACCAAGCTACTCGACAACACGGGCTTTGACATCGATACCGGCTCCTACAAGATGGCTCTCTTCCTGAGCACATCGAACCTAGGTGCGGCGTCAACGACCTATGCGGGGGTTACGAACGAGGTTGCGAATGCCAACGGCTACACAACGGGCGGGGTCGCGGTTACGTTCACGCTCTCGGGCACCACGACCGTGACGGCCACCCTCGCCGGTTCTGCCGTCTGGACTGCCTCGGGCGGATCCATCACCGCGCGCTTTGCGGCAATCTATGAGGTCGCCGGAAACATCCTGTGCTTCTGCACGCTCGACTCCACGCCGGCCGATGTGACCGCCACAGATGGCAACACTTTTACGGTAGCCGCGTCTGGCTCGGGGATATTTTCCCTTGCATAGGGAAGGCTTCATCGATGGTCACCGGGTCTTCATCCCGCGCTTTGTCGAAGCGATGGACAAGCATGAACGGAAGCGCTGGATAGCCGAGCGGCGGATCACGGACGTTCATCAGCCGCACTGGGATGGCCCTGGAACCGTCTACAGTGGCGCCGAGACTTTGGCTTCCAGCTCGGCCAACGGCGCCATTACAGGTCCGACTGTGGCGCCCGGCGTATCGCTGCTGACTCGCGAATGCCTTGAGCCCATTGCGGCTGCCTATTTCCGACAGGCTGGTAACCGCTTCTGGATCCGCGCCTTTGGGACCACGCTGTCGACCGCAGTCATCACGACGCAACAGATCGTGCTAGTCATCGGGCCGACACTCGCGAACCCTCTGACCGGCGGCATCACCCTGGCCTCAAACGCAGCCTGGACGCCGGGCGCAGCCGTGACGGGGAACTGGTGGCTCGATTACCACTTCTCCGTTCGCACCACCGGCTCGTCGGGGACAATCATCGGAAGCGGGTTCATTCATAACGATGTCGTCACGGCCGGAACGGTAATTGATACGCCATTCAGAAACGCCAATCCGCCGACCGCAGTCACCGTCTCGACCGGCGGCGGCCTCCTGGTTCCGCTCTACATCGACCTCAACAGCGTGCAGGGCGCGGCCACCGCCGGTAACTCCGCGATCTGCTTGGACTATTCACTGGTCAGCCTGAACTAGCTCCATGCCCCGCATTCGAAAGGGCAAGAACCTCCCTCGTCGCGACCGGCCATTCCAGTCTCGCCAGAATCAGGTCTCGCGCGCCGCGGTCGACAACCAGATATTCCCGGCTTCCGTCAGCCTCACTCTTGCCACCTTTGCCCCCAGCGTGGCGACGCCGAGACTTGTAACACCGGCGGTCGCCACCCTGACCCTCAGCGAGTTCGCTCCGACCGTCGCAACCCCCAGGCTCCTCACGCCGGCCAAGGCAAGCCTTGCCCTGGCAACCTTCGCCCCGACCATTCGGACCCCAGCGCTTCTTCGCCCAGCCACTTTGGCGCTCACCCTCGCATCCTTCGCGCCAACCGTAACGATCACAGCGAACGTCCAGATCGCCCCTGGCGCCGTATCCCTGGTTCTGACGGGCTTCGCGCCCACGATCACCGGCGCGGTCAGCATTGTCGTCATCCCGCCCGAGATCCCCACTCCCCAGACTGGCGGATTCGGGCACGTCATCTCAGACACCGGCCGCCGCCTGCGCTTCCCGTTCGCGTCCGAACTCCAGCCAGTCCTCGTCAAACCCCCAACCGCCAACTTGAGACTCGCGACCTTCGCGCCAATCGTGGCCATCGCTGAGGCTCCCGTCGACATTCAAGAGGCGTACATCGCGCTCTATGCCAGCGGGGCCCTCAGCGATGAGGAGTACGTCGCACTAATCGCAGCCTAGGAGGTTCTATGGAACCCAAGCGCCCACCTCGCGATTACCTGATTCGCGCCCTTCGCCCTGGCATAGAACTCCGCTCGGGCGGGGACGGCCAGATGCCGACCATGACCGGGCATTTCGCCGTCTTCAACCAGTGGACGCGAATTGACTCGATCTGGGAGGGCGAGTTCATGGAGCGCATCGCGCCCGGATCCTTCGCCAAGACCTTCAAAGAGAACCGCAGCAATATGCGCGTCACCCTGAACCATGGGTCTGATCCGGTAGCAGGTGACAAGCCACTCGGCCCGATCACCGAACTTCGCGAGGACTCCACGGGCGGCTATTACGAGGTTCCACTTCTCGACACCTCATACAACCGCGACATCCTGCCCGGCCTCGAGGCTGGACTGTACGGCGCGTCCTTTCGCTTCCGCGTCATGAAGGAGGAATTCGTCGACAAGCCCTCGCGCAGCGACGACAACCCCGACCGCCTGCCCGAGCGAACGATCAAGGAGGCCTCGGTCGAGGAATTCGGCCCGGTCACCTTCCCCGCCTATCCAGGCGCCACCGCAGGCGTCCGCTCGCTCACCGATGACTACATCGTCCGCCAGTTGATGGGCGAACCGGACAAACTCGCCCAGCTTATGGCACACTACAGACCGAACAGCACTCCCTTGGAGCCGCGTCAACCACGCACTCCAGATGGCGGGAGCCGCACATCGGCGGTCATCCCTGTCCACCGTTTCCAGTCTCAAGGAGATTTTTTAGCGTGGTTGAAAGACAGAGCCTAGACGACTTCCGGTCGTCTGAAGAGCTCGCAAGTTACCGCCAGGTGGTCAAGTCGAAGATCACCGAGCTTAACGAGGCGTTCGATGGAAAGCCGTTCGACAAAGAAGCTCGCGAGGATTTCGCCTACCTTGTCGAGACCGACCAAGAGATCGAGAACCGAATCGCCGAGTTCTCCGAGCGCAAGCGCATCGTTGCCTCAATGGCCCAGGATCCCCAGCGCACTGAGCGCGCCTTCTCCCAGGCCTCTCGCCAGTTCGTCGACGAGGACCGCTCCAAGGCTGCCAAGGAAGCCGACATTTACGACCTCCGAACGCTGCGAAGCGACCCTTCCGATCCCCAGAAGCACCGCAGCGAGCTCCGCGATCGCGCCATGCGCGCGGTCGAACTCGCTCGCTTCCCGACCGTGGGAGATGAGAGCAGGGCGCGCGCCCACGTCGAGAAACTGCTCGAGCGCACCTACGAGGCACAGCCGGGCGACACCGCTCGGTATCTGCTCGCGACCGGCAGCCCGGTCTACCGCCGAGCCTTCTGGAAGTGGGTCGCCAACGGCAACACGGCTGCCCATGACCGCGAGGAGCAGCGGGCCCTGTCCACAGCCGGTTCAGGAGGTGGCTTTGCCATCCCCTTCGCGCTCGATCCTTCGATCATCCCAACCTCCAACTCGGTGGTCAACCCAGCTCGCGCCATAGCGCGACTTGTGACCATCTCAGGAGCCAACACCTGGCAGGGCGTGACCTCACCGGCTGTCGTCGCCGCCTATGCCGCAGAAGGCCAGGAGGCCACGGACAACTCGACGACTCTCGTTCAGCCCCAGGTCACCGTTCAGAAGGCGCACGCCGCCGTCCCGTTCACGATGGAGGTCGACCAGGACTGGCCGATTCTCGAGAGTGAGTTTGGGCGACTGCTGCAAGATGCCAAGGACGACCTTGAGGGCGCGCAGTTCGTCAACGGCGTCGGTACGACCGTCTTCCCTCAGGGATTCATGGTCGGCGCGACTACGACCTTCGCATTCGCCGGCGGCTCGCTTGTCACCTTCCACGCGGCGGACATCTACGGACTCGAGGCGGCTCTTCCGCCGCGCTTCCGCCCCCGCGCTTCATTCGTCGCCAACCGTTCGGCCTACAACGCGATCCGCACGGTCGACACGGCCGGTGGCGCAGCCCTGTGGCTCTACATGGCTCAGGGACTCAACACCCAGGCTCCGACACCCGGCAACACCGGTGCCACGTTGCTCGGCAAGGGTGCTTGGGAAGCATCGGCCATGAAGGCCCAGGCTTCCGGCACCTTCACCAACGCCGACAAGGTGATGATAATCGGAGACTTCAGCTACTTCCTGATCGTCGACCGCATCGGCATGACGGTCGAACTGATCCAGAACCTCGTTGGTGCAGCTAACCGCCTCCCCACCGGTATGCGCGCCCTGTACGCCTACTGGAGGAACTCGAGCAAGGTGCTCGCCAACTCAGCGTTCGTCATCGGAACGGCGGCAACCTAACAGTTCGACAGGGGTGGGGGCGCAAGCCCTCACCCCATCCCTTCAAGGAGGAACGATGACCACAGTCCCAACCCCGGACACGCCGGCACCGGCAGACAACTCCCACACGATGCTGCTTTCCAGCGATTCAAACCTCTATGTCCGGCCGACAGCCGGCGGAAACGCAGGGGCCGCCCCGGCCGCGATTCCCACGCAGGGACAAATCAACCGCCCCGGCAACTCACCGAGCGAGGGCGGAACTCAGGCCGGCCCCGACATGGGCCACGGCGCCACCCAGATCCTCAGCGGGATCTCAGGTGGTGGCGATACCGACAACGATGGGGACACGCTATGAGCACAGTCCCCAAGGGTGGCTCGGGGCAGCTCCCGCAGCCTCCAACGACCGATAAGTTCAACCCTCAGACCGGACTTGGACAGGTCAGTCTGAACCCTCCCAAGATCGGCGATTCGCCTCCGGGTTCCTACCAGGCCGAACCGACGACCGGGAAGGGCAAGGGGAACCCCGGCGGCAAGGGGATGTAGGAATGTCCAAGCCCACACCCAAACCACCACCACCCAAACCGCCCAAATCCGTGGCCGACGATTACGTCAGCCACCAGCAACAGAAATAGGAGTACTCAATGCCGTACAACACAGCACAGCACGCGTATGACTTTGCGACCGCGATGGAGGCGGGCACGCTTCAAAGCTCGGGCGCCTTTTATGCTCAGAACTTCGCCCGCTCGCTGATCTCGACCGACAATGCGATCGGCACGACCGGCCTGATGACCTGCATGTCAATCCCGCTCCACGCGGGGGACACCGTGAGCAAGGCCTCGGTCATCGTCGGCGCCACCGCGGGTGCGACGCTGACTCACAAATACTTCGCCCTCTACTCGAACGCGACGGTTCCGCTCCTCCTCGGCCAGGAGACGGACGACACAGGCGCGGCAATGGCCGCGAATACTGTCTATACCGGCACCTTTGCGACCCCAGTCGTGATTCCCTCGGACGGCCTCTACTGGGTCGCTCTCTGCATCACCGGGACCACGATCCCGACCCTGCTCGGCAAACTCGAGGGGACTGTGGCGGCGCAGAACATCGCGCTCAACACGCTCTTCGGCAACCAGGGCCATTGCGCAACCTCAACCGGTGCGGCCTCGACCGCCCCGGCGACCATGGCCTCATTGACGAACCTGATCGTTCAGCCGTGGGTTCTTCTCCAGTAATGCGCGCTCGAATGCTCGTCGACGCGCGACGCGCAGACCTCGATATCGAATACAAGGCCGGCCAGGAACTCGAAGGCGCCGACGCCGAATACCAGGTCGCACTTGGACAGGCCGAGGCGCTCGAGCCGACTCCCGAAGAGGCCAAGGCTGACGCCAAGGCGGCCGCGAAATCGGCGAAGGGCGATGGTGCCTAGGGGCATCTATGACCGCGCTCGCGGCCGCGTGGTCGATCTCTACATCTGTCTCGAGGACTTCGTCGATCTGAAGTCCCATGAAGTCGTGAGAAAGGGTGACCTGGTGAGAGCCGGTCACCCTCTCGTCTCGGCCAATCCGCGCAACTTCGCCCGCGTTGAAGATCACGTTCGCTTCGATATAGAACAAGCCACCGCCGCTCCAGGGGAGAGGCGCTAGGAGATGTCATGCCAGTAGGTTCTAGCGGCGCCCATCTCGTCGAGATCGCCGGCACGGGCGGCACGGGCGGAACAGCACCGACGATCCCTGCGCGCCGCGGCGTCGGAGTCATCATTCCCGGGTCAGTTCAGGCCGGAGTGGCCGGCCAAGGCACCGCCGCGCTCACTTTCACGGCGATGGCCACCGTCTATACAACCGGCGACATCACGGTCGACACGTTGCTTGAGTTGGCACTGGATGTGAGCTCTGGGACCACGACCACCAGTTGGAAATACGTGGTCAACCGCAAGGGAGCCGACGGGGTTTATTACGCAGTGGCCTCGAGCGCCACTCACACCGATTCCAGCCAGACCAATTCGTGCTCGATTGGGTCGGGGACGGCTCAGGGTTCAGGCGGTGTCGGTATTGCTGACGCCACGACCGGAACCACGAAATGGTCAGCTCCCTTCGCTTTCGGTGACATCATCCAGATCGTTTTCACGGCGGTCGGAGCCTTCACGGGAACCCTGTCACTCAAGGGTAAATAAGTGGCGCTCGGCGATCCCTATGCCACTCTGGCGCTGCTCAAAACGCGCCTTGGCATTACGAACACCAACGATGATACGGCGCTGACCAATGCGCTCAGTGCCGCATCGAGGGCGATCGAGGGATGTTGCGGACGACAGTTCAACGACGCCGGCTCAGCGACAGCGCGTGTCTACTATCCCGACGACCTTGCGAACATCATCGTCGACGACTTTTCGACCGCAAGCAACCTGGTTGTGGCGGCCGACTACTCAAACGGCACCGTCTATGGAACCACGATCGCCTCGACCAATTACCAACTCGAGCCGCTCAATGGGGTTGTGGATGGGACGACTGGTTGGCCGTTTTATCGGATCCGGGCGATCCAGACCTGGTATCCGCTCTGGCTGACCACACTTGGTTACCCGCGAGCTTCAGTTCAGATCACAGCCCAGTGGGGCTGGGCAGCCGTTCCGACCCCAGTTGTCGAGGCTTGTTTGATGCTTGCAGAGGAAACCTTTGAGATGCGGAAGGCCCCCTATGGCGTGGCCGGCTTCGATCAGTACGGATCGGTGCGCGTGCGCGAGAACCCGAAGATTTACGCGATGCTCGCCCGCTACATTCGCACCCCAATCCTGATCGCCTGATGCCTTTCGGGGGAATCGAGTCTCAGTTCCAGACCACCATCGGCGGTCCTCTCACCACCTACATCAAGACGACTGGCCTGCGCGAGGTTCAGTTGAAGGCCGATCTCGCCGCAGTGCGGATCCTCGCCGTGAATCGGGAACTCGTTACGGCGATGCTGCTTGAGATCAAACCGATCGTCGAGGCCGAGACTCCAATCGGTCCCGGGCACTGGGGTTTTCATCTTCGCTACACCTATGCGATTGATGTTCAAGTCCATGGGCTTCAGACGCGCGGGTATCTTAAGTCCCCGCCGCAAGGCTACTGGCGGGAGTTTGGAACGATGGCGCGCTATCGCAAGGGTTCCAGATCCTCGCGCTCCATGGCGATCGCTGCTTATCGTTCCGTTTTCAGTTCAGGTGGCGAGAAGGCAGGCATGTATGCCCATCACGCCGTAGGTGCGGTCAAGCGCTTTATTACCGCGTACTACGGTGGAATGGCTGCTTGGTGGAGGCTCTAGATGGCAGGCTTCCAGACTGATGTGCTTGACCATGTCGCTCAGGTCATCGGCGGAACGGCCAATGCCGGGATCTCCGGCTTCTTTGACGGCACCCCCCTCACGGGATTGAACGGATGCTGGTCGATCGATCCGGGGGCCATCTTTCAGACCCCGACCGCAGTCGTACTTCCGGGCTCCTTCGTTGATTCGCTGCTCGGCGGCCAGGGCAAAGAAGAGGTCGAGGACGAGGTGAAGATCCTTCTTCTCCTGACCAAGTACAGCACAGCAGCGCAGTTCAGCGTCCTGACTCCATTTCGCGACACGGTGCCGGCCGCTTTCCGAGCTCACATGCAAGCCTTCTCAATGCCTGACGTGATCGACTGCTTCATCACCAAAGGCACTTCTGGAATTCACAACTGGAGCGGCGTCGAATACCTCGCCTGGGACTTCACCTGCCGCGTGCGCCGTCTGCTCTCAGTCTCATATGCGGCATAAGGAGAACCAATGACGAAGCGCTGGAAGTACGACGACCCGAACCCCGCCAACCTGCCCGAGCTCGGCCTAAGCCTCGAGCCCGGCCAGGAGTTCGACGCGCCCGACGAATGGTTGCCAGAGCCGAATCCACACCCGGTCTTCAAGCCTGCCGACAAAGCCCCCAAGGCCCCAAAGGAGTGATCTAGATGCCGACACCGCCCCTCCCGTCATTTCTGCGCCAGGTTGGCCTTGCCAAAGAGCCGAGCTGGGCTACGGTGACGGCGCCCACGACCGCAGATCAGTTCGTGCCGATCATGAACGCCAAGTATGAGGACGTGATCGAGTCGGTCCTCATCCAGCCCTTCGTCTCGCGCGCTTCGCTCGATCAGAACTTCGCGCAGGGCTTTCGCTATGGGAAGTACTCGTTCGAGACGTTCGCCTATCCAGACGTTGCCGGGAACCTGCTGATGGGGATTATGGGCTCGGACGGGTGGGCCTCAGCTTCCACGCATCCCCTCACCGTGCTCAACACCGCACTCCCACCGAGCTATTCGATTCAGGATTTCTACGGACTCTCAGGCACCCACACGCGCTCGTTCAACGGATCGTATTGCGAGTCGATCCAGCTAAGCGCGGCGACGGCCGGCCCGGTCAAGATGACCTGCTCTTATCTCGGAAAGTTCGGGGCTTTGGTTGCCAAGCCGACCGGAACATATACCACGCTTCAACCGGTCATCCCCTGGCAAGGTGCGTTGACGCTCAACTCTGCGCTGAGCACGACCCTCATTCAGTTCGACCTGACTCTCAAGCGTTCGGTCGAAGGAATCCAGGCGATGGGAGTGCAGGACATTTCCGCAGCCTTCTCAGGCTCACTCGAGGTCACCGGCAAGATGGTGTTCGTTCCGACCGACGACACCGAGTATCTGCTCTACTCCAACACCGGACAGGCTCAGTTCCCGCTCTCGCTGGTCTTCACCTCCGGGTCCAATACGATCACGATTAGCTGCACCAAGACCAACTTCGAGACTCCCACGACCTTAGACATGGGCCCATATCTCAAAACGGCGGTCTCATTCCGCGCCATAGACAACGCGACCGACGCCGGCGCGACCAAGATCACCATCGTGGGCGGCAAGGCGGGTTCTGCATATTGATAGCGGCACTATAACCTTTTAAGAGCCCGGGCACGTCGCATTTCCTCTCGGCTGCAGGTCCGACATCGCCGCTCACCATCCGGTTTGATGTGGAGGTTTGCGCCACTCAGCGGGTGACCGTGCTTGCAGTGAGTCTTCCTAGCATTGTGGGCGCCGGTCTCGCCGCGACGAATGTTCTCAAGATGGCTGACCGGTTCAAGGTGCTCAGGGTTCACGCAGGCTCGGTTGCGACACAAATGATCTAGCTCAAGCCCTTCAGGAATGGGCCCGTTAGTTCGTTCCCACATCCACCGATGCGCCTCCATTAGTTTGCCGTGAATCGCGACACGTCCGTAGCCGCCCCGGTTACCAGCCGTCCATTCCCAGCAGCCGTTCTCGCGCTGTCGAATATGACGCTCCGGCAATGCGAGCTGTAGGTGCTCGACATTGATGCAATTCCGAACTCCGCAGATCTGAAGAACCTGTACGCGATCAGGGATCGGCCCCCTCGCCATCGTCCATGCGTAGCGATGGGCGTACCAGAACTTGCCCTTCACCATCCGCTGTCCGTATCCATCGCCGTTGACGCCCGGCCACAGCTCGCATGGACTGTTGGCGGCCACGTGTCAATTTTACTAGAGAGAGGGATAAATGTCCGACTTCAAACTCCCGTCGGGCCGCATCGTCAGGACTGAGGACACGATCCTCTGGGGTCAGGAACTTCACATCATCTCGGTGGGTCTCCAGAACCCTGAGGAGTACCACTACGCGAAGTGCGCGGCGATCGTGCCCGGCCTGAAGCGCGAGGAGATCTTCGGTCTCAGTCGCGAAGACGGCCGCGCGCTGTCTAAGGAAATCAACCGCATCTATGACGGCGGAACAGTGAGGTCGGTAGAAGCCGAGCGCCCTTTCGCGAATGGATCGCGGCGGAAGTCTCGGGCCTAACTGCAGGCTATCCAGACACCGAAGCACAGCAGCGCTACTTCGAATGGCGCTTGTGCCAGCGCTTCCCAGGACTCTCCTATCAAGAGGTCGTTTCCACGCCGACCGATCTGCTTGTGATTCGCGAACGCCTGGGATGGAGTGACGCCATGTTGAAAGCCACTCCCGCCCGAGTCGTTCGCGATTTCGCCGTAATTGCGGAGTATGAGGACAAACTTGCCAACAGATAGAGTCCTCATAGAGATCGTGACCGCCGCCAACATGGCTGGGGTTGAACAGGCCAAGGGCGGTCTGGCAGGTCTGGGAATCGCCGGCCTGGCCGCTGGCGCGGCGCTAGTCGGTCTTGGCATCGCAGCCAAGTCTGCAATCAACATTGCTGAGGATCACGCCAAAGCAGAACTCGATCTTGCTCAGGCTGTCGCCACTACGAAGCTGAATCTCGGGCAGCAACAGACCTTGCTGACCAACTTCATGCAGACCAATCGAGACTACATCTCTAACCAATCGGACGTCATCAACAGTTACGCCCAACTCCTTCGCACTGGGCTCGATCAGGTGCAGGTGCAGCGCGTAATGAACGATGCGCTCGACCTCGCAGCCCTTAAAGGAATCTCTTACACCGATGCCGTTCAGGCCCTGAGCAACGCTGAGTTTGGGCGCATGAGGGGGCTCATCGATCTCGGGATCACCACGGCCAAGTACACCGATGCCAACGGCAACCTCGTGCTTGCTCAGCACAGCGTTGCGCAATCGATGGCAGAGGTCGACGCCAAGCTTTCCAAGGGTCGCGACACCCTCACGCCATTGACGCGTGCCACCAATGATCTCTCGAACGACTGGCAGGATCTGGCGATCAAGGCAGGAACGCCTTTGATCGAGGTTCTGGGAAAGGTCGCTGGTGGTCTCGATGATGTGCTGACGAGTCTTCAGGGCGCATCGAACAATGCGTTCTGGGGCGGTCTGAGCAAGAAGCTGGTCGATTCGGGGATTGACTTCGAGCGCTGGATGCTCTCGATGGGTGCAACAGGTCCGGTCGCTGACCAGTGGCGGAAAAATGTTGCCGCTTACGACGCGGCTAACGCCCCCAAGGGTGCGGCCGCTCCATATGCAGGTCCGTCAGCCGGTCCGGGCGGTTACGAGGCGGCGAAGAATGAGGAGGCACTGGCGGTCAAGATCGGGCTCGGCGATACAACCGAAGCCGTGCGAACGATCGGTACGACGGCCATTCCCCGCCAGGTTCAGGCGCAGGTCGATGCTGCCAACGCAGCCAGAGCCGACGCCAAGCGTTTGCAGGATCAGAACGACCGCATTATCGGGCACCTGAACACGATCGAGGCGAACACCGGTCAGGGCCAGCGCCTCACCTTCAACGTGCAGGGTCTCTCGGCCGGCGATGCTCAGACAGCGCGCATCTTGCGTAAGGCGATGCAGGTCTAGTGCTGGTCAATTCGCTCGACCTCGGTGGCGCTCATCCGTTCGCCCTGCCGATCGTGGGGCAGACGGTTGGCCTGCAAATCATCGAAGGCGCGGAGCAGGCTGTCTGGGCTCGAGGCTCGGTCGCTCGCAAGCAGACGGTGACCTTCTGGATCCAGGCATGGCAGGGCATCGGCGGCGCGGCCGCAGGTTCCAGCGCTTCGCTGAAGTACCTGCTCAAGCAGGTCGAAGAGCTCGCCAGCAACGCCCAACTGCAGCCCTGCTACATCCAGTGGACAGCCACCGCTCAGACCGGCGCCCTCCTCAACGCTTCCGAGCTCCACGACGGCTGGTACGTCATCGACGACTTCGAGCCGAACTACCAGAAGAACGTCGTCATGGGGATCTGCCAGGCACGCATGACCGTCACCCAGGTCGCCCCCGGCGCACCTCGTCGCGTGTCGATGGCCTACTCGGGCGGTGCGCTCTCCTCGAACTTCTCAGGCGGCGCGCTGAATCTCCTTGCGTTGCCGGTCGGCTCGACCGCCCAGGAAGCGAACTTCAACCGTACAGGCGGTGAGGGCGCGATCCCTTGCATCCTCTCGCCAGTCGCCTCGCCCGAACCCTTCGTCTTGTCGGCGACGATCGCCAACATCTTCAAGGGGGGTGTGCATGTCTACGACACGATCAACACCGGATCGAATGCTGTCCCCACGGCCGCGTCAGGACTCTTCGTCAACGCCAACTGGGTCGAGGTGTTCTACACAGATCACAACTTCGTCGGCGATTGCGTGATTACGAACGGGCTCCAACTGCTCCTGTTCCAGACCGGGCAAGCGGTCACCTCTACCAATTACCTTTGGAACACCGCAGCGGCAAACGTCGGCTGGCAGCAATATGGGACATTTCTCTATGAGGACAACGCGAGCGCGATCGGAACTCTGCGCGCCTACACACTTGCCCGCGTCGGCATGGAGGAATGCTCACTTGTCGCAGTCGATTCAAGCGCGACGCCGCAAATGGCCACGAAGTCGATTCGCCTTCAGCGAGGGCGCTACGAATACCGCTCAGACTTTCGCCCACTGAGCCAGGCGGCGACCGGGTCTCTGTCAAACGCCCTCGCGCTTCCGGCCACGCCCAAGATCATCTACAACAGCACGCTCGTTGCGGACGTGGTGCTAAGCGAGACCTCGCCGGCATTCGCCACCGACTATGGCTTCGGAGCTGCGATCATCGCCTCTACCGCACAGCCCTTCATTGCGGGGTTTCTCTACCAGAACGAGCCGGTCAAGCAGCCCTTCAACGCCGGTAACAGTGCCACCATCGGACTCGGGGATTCAACCTCGCTGGCGATCAACGCCCAGCGGAGCTATGGGGTGTTCGCCGTTCCCTATGGGACTTCGGGGGTCTTCTCGCCGGCCAACCTCCAGGCTGAGGCTGAGGGCGGCACGCTCGATGCAGGCTGGACTTCAGTCGCCAATGCTGCGATGTCGGCCGGCAATGAGGCTAAGTGTGCTGCGACCACTGTCGCAACACACGCTGATGTATTCGGAACAGCGTTCGTGCCAGCAGTCGGCGCCTATGATGCTTGGTTTCGTTATCGCGTCACCAGCAACGTCGGCAACGCGACCGAAATGCAGATGGGCCTTTGGGACTCGACCTCATCCGCGTTCGTTGCCTCGACCATCTACGCAGCCAATCAAGGGCAGTACTCGTCGGTCATCAGGCCAGACTCCCCCGCCGCCTATTGGCGATTGGATGACGCAGCCACACCCGCCGTTGACATCGCCAACGCCCACAACGGAGTAGTCACGGCTGGCACCTTTGGGGTGACGCCCTCCGCGACCGCCGACGGTGACACGGCCATGACCTTCAACGGCACGACCAGCGTCATCACCGTACCGACCGCAGCGAGCCTGCATCCTGGGGACACGTTCAGCATTGAAGCGTGGTTCAAGACCACCGCCATAGCGGGCGCTGAACTCGTTGACTCGGGCGCAGCCAACGACTATCAGCTAGGTATAACAGGCGCTGGAAAGCTCTTCGCCCAAAAGCGCGGAGTTGCGACCATCATGACCTCGACTGGGGCCTACAACGATGGCGTATGGCATCATGTCGTCTGGACTAAGGCGACCACCACGAATCATCTCTACGTCGATGGGGTAGACGTGACCCCAGCGGTCACCAATGCCGCGATCGTTGGCGGAGCGACCTCAATCACCATTGGCAATGGCGCCGATGGGTTCTTTGCAGGCTCACTCGATGAGGTCGCGTTCTATGGCGTGGCGCTCAGCCCCGTCCAGGTTGCAGCTCATTATGCCGCTCGCCTCCTCAATGCCCCTGTCTGGCTGCGCGCGGCTACGAACGTCACTCCGACTGCCGCTCACAACATGCGCTTCCGCTGCGTGACGACCGCCACGCTCGGAACCGATTGGTTCATCGATGAGGCGGTGATGGTGCCCAAGACGCTTGTCAATAACGGTCCGCAGGAAATCGCGCAGCAGTTCGCATACGACCGCGGCGTGAAGATGGTCAGACCTTAGATGCCAGAGCCCGTCATCACCTACTTTCGCATCCGAGTCGTGGCGACCTTCAACGCAGGAAACAAGGAGATCACCAATGATCTTCCCACGCTCCATCAGGCCCATTACGAGGTGGTCGCATTCCAGCCAGGAAACCCCGGCTCGAGCGCTCTGGGATCGTTCACGATCAAACTCCACCCACCGGGCTCTGAGGGCTACGCAGCAGCCAAGCCGATCTATGACGCTCTCGATTACTTCCAGCGCGTGGAGCTCTACGGCTCGGCTGACGGAGCCTCTCTGGGGAAGCTCTATTACGCAGGCATTATCACCGCGATTCGCAAGTCCTACGGGCCGACCTCGGTCTTTGAACTGACCGGACATTCAGACATCGTGCTGGCGAATCTGTCGAAGCCGTTTCCAAGCGAGTCAATCTCCAACGCCCTGCTTGATTGTGTGAGCCAGGCCGAAAGTTATTTCGGAACCAATGAACTGGGAGCAGCCGACACATTTAATCCATTCACGGCAGGCAACTACACCTCGTCCAATCTACCTGCACTCACTGCGGGAACCTGGAGCAGCACGACCGACGACGGACTCAATGTAGTTTCCTGCGCGACTGGAACCGCCGCAGCTCTTATCGCTAAGACTGGCGCGGTCAGGCAGGATGGGGCTCTGCAAACTCACTTCGCAGAAATCTCGGGCAGATTGAACCCCAGCGCAGACGCCACAAATGCCGGGAAGTTTGGAATCGGGCTCACCAAATCTAATGCCAATTGCGCCGATTGCGTGGTGGCTTACGTCACAGCCAGAAAGAGTGGGTCTAACTGGAATCTAGATGTGACGGCGACGACGTATGCCGCGTCGGCCATCGCCGCTACCCAGACAGTCACGAGCGCCCTGACTGTGGTGCAAGACACCGAGAACTTGCTTCCCCTCACCATTTCGGTGTTTACAACAACGGGGCAGAACGCGCAGGTGGTCGTAAATGGGCATCCTGTGTTTGGGTTCAATCCGGGGTGGGCGACGGGGGGCCTAGGGACAGGGACCATTTTTCCATTCCTCTTCTATGGCATCCCCGCAACTGGCACGGCTACGGCATTTGAAACCAACCTCGTTCAGGCAGTTCGCTGCGCATGGGATCCAGCTTTCCAAACGGCGAGCGTGTTTATTCCGGGCTCGGTTGATTCGACCACACAGGGGCTGTCAACGATGATTGACGCTGGCCCTACCTTCCTGGAGGTTTGGGCTCGCGCGATGACCCGCGTGAATTTCTATATGCGCTATACCCCGCAACCTTATGTAATCGGGTCGCGGATCCTGGGGAAGGTAGACCTTAAGGCCGAGCCTGGAACCGATCGCGGTACAAACAAATCCGTTGTGTTCAGCCGCACGGATGGCACTTTGGTGGATCTCCAGTTAACCGCAAATGCCGATTCCTTTGTCTCGGGGAGTCAGGTTGCCGGGCCGCCTAGCAGTTCAACTGGTGGCCTCGCCTATTGGCGGGACATCGGAACCATGCAGAAGTACGGCATGATCGAGGATCAACTGTTGATTGCAACCGCAACCGACTTCACTGAGCAACGTCGCTTCGGTCGCCAGGCAACCTCCAATCGAGTCAACATCAGTGCTCTCGGCTCAAAGACCGTTACCGTGCTGCGTGACCCCCAGACAGCTGATGTCTGGCGCGAACTGGATCGCATCATGATCCATGACCCAGAGATGGGCCTTAATTACATGATCGCGCGAGTGGTTGGGTACACGTTTGACGAGGGCCAATCAACCCAAACTCTGACGCTCGATCAATTCAGCACGGACGATCTGAACCTACTGTCAAAGCGAATGCAGACCAGCCTATGGCAGGTTGCCGGGAAGTTCAATACGCGATAAAAGGAACCGCTCGCGACCCTGATTGGAGTCAGTACCATGCAGGACGGGGTTGAACTTCGGAAATAACTTCCAGGACGCGCGGGCCCTGCTGATTCCCCGGCGAGTGGTTCCGGGGGCGATTATGGCAGGTAACAGATACCCGACGTCGGCGTGATCGTTTCATAGATCGTCCCCAGCGTTCGATTGGGAGAACATGTGAAGCGATCCGCATTAGCCGAGAACCCAACAGTCAGGGCGAAGAGCGTGATTAGCCCAGCGATCAGCCCCAAGACCAAGGCCTGAGCCTTGCGGCCAGTGTTGGCGTAGTTCACGCCTGTATTCATACCACCCTGCGCCCCAAATCAGTGATATATCACTAATCGGGAGGTCTGCCCATGCTCTCAAACGTCTGGGCAGGCGATCCAGCAGTCACCCAGCCCTTCGGCTGTACCGACCTGATCGTCGAGCCGTGGTGGAACATCGCAGATTGCCATTGGCACTGTGGGGTCGACATTGGGCTGAACATCGGTACTCCGCTCTATGCCGCTCGAGCCGGCAGGGTGAGCGCACTGAGTTACGGCATCCTGGGGATCCAGGTCACAGGACGCACGGAGACGGACTACTACGTGCACATTGACAGTTCGGCCGTCCCGTTCGGCGCCATGGTCGCTCAGGGCGCTCTGGTGGCCTACAGCGGCGCCAAGGTGCCTGCAGGGGGCTATCTGACCGGTCCCCACCTCCACTTCGAGGTCAATACCGGAGCGCTCAACACCCCAGCGAGCTCGATCGACCCCATCCCAGTTCTTCAGCAGACATTCAGCGGAGGCTCAGGAAGCCTAGGAGGGCCAGAAGTGCTCGACGCAACCGATCCGATCGTTCAGGAGATCATCAACGCGCTCTACAAGAACAACCAGGCCATGCTCCCAGACCTCCATGACTTCTGGAATGCAGGGGCGGCCGGCATGACCTGGCAAGTCTTCTTCACCAAACTTCTCGCTGCCCAGGCTGGAGGGGCAACCGATCTGACGCCAGTCCTTAATGCGATCGCCGCCCAGAAGGTCGAGCTCGATGCGCTCGCGGCCGCCGTCGACGCGCTGGGCAAGCATCTCGGCGAGGGAACGGCCTGAGTGGTTGACACTGAGCAAGAAGCCCTTTTCCGGTCGATGGTGGACGAGAGGATCCTTCTGCTCGAGCGCCTGAAGGCTCACCAAGACCGTTGGGACAATGCGCTCAGACTCGCCAAGGTTGCGACCGGTAACCCTCTGAAGAACGAGGCGCTATTGGCGATCGCGGCCATCGCTGAGGAAGCGCTGGCGCTGTGAAATGGGACGGCAACCCAGGAACTCAGGGGTTGCCGTCCCGGCAAGGTTCCCCTCGCACTCTGACCTGTTCATCGTAATCCAAAGGAGGCTCTCAATGATCGCCAATCTCTCACCTTCTCAGGAACCGGTAGCTTGGGGAGCGCTGGCAACAGCAATCCTCGGACTGCTGGTGGTGTTCGCTCCGCGCTTCGGGATCCACGTCAGTCAAGACGAACAGGCTGCGGTCGGCGCCGTCCTGGCAATCGTCATCCCAATCGTGGTCGGCTACTTCGTCCGCAAGAACGTAACCCCAACCGCGCCTGCCCCAGTTGTCACGCCGGCAGTTCCCCCGGCGGCGTAAATGAGCCAGGAACCGTCTGGGGATAGGCGCGGCGCGGATATTGCCAATGTTCTCAGTGACCTTCGTGTCAGCGTGGCGCGCATTGAGGCTGTGCAGTTTGCCAATGCGGACACCATGAAGCGCTTGGAGAGCAAGCTCGACCTTGGAGTCTTCCGAGAGGAATATGAGCGCCGCCACAAGGAGCTTGCCGGGGTGGTGACGACGGTCGCTGATGACTATCAGAGGCGCGTTGGGCGCGATCAGGTCTGGAGAATCGTGTACGGCATCGGCATCGTCCTCCTGTCGGCTGGCGTTACCGCGCTGGCGCTGCACTGGATCAAATAGACCCTACTTCCTTCTCCCGGACGCCTGGCTCAGTGGAGCTGGGCGTCTTTTCTGTGTCTAGAGGCTTGACAAGCGGGGGCAGAGGTGTATGGTTCGTCTTGTGTCTGCGGAAAGTCGTTCCATTACAAGCCCAGCCGCAAGGCTAGACTCTGGCGTGGGGAGGCCGACGCAGACACGCTTATCGGTCTCCCCTCTCCAGGGTCTCCGCATGGGGCCGAAAATGGTCCTTATCAGCACCATCGAGAAACATGACCCGTCTGCGCGCGCTCACATGCGCGAGGAACCCCTTCCCACCGAGCGGCTGGCAGTCACCCCTGCCGGCCGCCACTTCCTTCAGAGCGCGGGATAGAAATGGCAAGAGCTGATGGTGAAGTGGAGATCACGCTCAGGCTCACCACCGAGACGGAACGGCTTCGGGATCTCCTGAGAGCTTGGGAACCTAGGGTGCGCTGTCCGCAGTGTGGCGGGAGATATGTCGATGCGGCTTGTGGGCCAACCCACGTTGAGGTTCTATGCCTCGTCTGGCCCTATGGAAAAGTCGATGCGCGTTAGCAGCACCCGCCACTCTCTGAGGAGGAAACAAGGCCCCATTGACTTGCGAGTCAGCCTTAGACCGGCACCTATTTCCTCCCTAGAGGGCAAGGCGAAAGGAGGGGGTCAGGGCGTGAGTATCGGCTCAGGCGGGCAACCGGCCCTCTCCTCTCGCGTTGCGCTCGTTGGGTCCGAGGCTAGGCGATGAGAGTCATCGCCTACCTCTTCGTTGGTCTCTTGCTCGCGGCTCTGGGGCTTGCCTTCGCGTTGCCTCACCTCGTGCGCAGGCAATGGACGGTGACTCGTGGCTTCTAGCAGCTATCCCGTGACGACCAATCCAACTGGAACGGTGGAAGAATTTATGCGGCTTTGGGTCGCGCGCCTACCCGAGCACATTCGAAACAGCCCGGTTGCCCGGTGGAACGAGCGGGACCAGTTGAATGGATTCACGTTGACGGTCTGTTGGCCGGCCAAGCGCGAACCGGCCGTGGAGGCTCGCCGTGTCCGTTAACAGGTCATATCGTGGCTGAGACCCTCCAGATGGATCTCCTTGAGTCCATGCGACAGCGCAACATCGGCATGGAGTTAGTCCTCGAGCGCCAGAGCGATTATCGGCAGAAGATTGAGGCAGCCATTCGCTGGTTCGCTGAGGACGGCCAGGAGTTTACCGCTGATGACGTGAGGGCGCTGATTGGCGATCCTCCCCGCGGTGTCTCGAGCAATCTGACTGGGGCCCTCTTCAATGCCGCTTCCAAGGCTGGCGTGATTCGGATGGTGGGCTATGGAATCTCGGCCCGTGTCCAGGGCCACGGCAACCTCCAGAGAAGGTGGGTTGGGAATGGCTGAGATTCCGACTGGCTGGCAACTGCTCCACTCGAAGTTGCCGGCTGCGGCCATCAAATCATTGCCGAAGGATGTCTATGGCGTCGCGGGCCTAAGTGATGTCAACGAAGGCTTTCTGATCCAGCGCCTCTTTGCGTCCGGCCTGTCTTGGGAATGGCGGATCGTTCGCCAGGACTACCTCGGAGCTGAGGATCGCGCGGTGCGAGACAAGGATTACACACAGCGCTATTACCTGTTCTCCGTTCAGGGCGATCTGACCATCGAGGGACGCATGTTCCACGGATCAGGGGCAAGCGATAACCGCAAGGTCGACGCTGCAGCAAAGGGGGCCGCCACCGTTGCGTTCAAAAATGCCTGCAAACTCGCCGGTCTGACTATCGAGCTTTACAAGGACGGCAAGGCCATGGATCACATCTATGAGGCTCGCCAGATGTCCAAAGCGGAGACGGTTGACGAAGCATTGAAGGAAATCACAGACACATTCGGCGATCCGGCTCAACCGGCGCAGAGCACAGCACCCCTTGCGGCCGTAGACCCCGCTGACGGGGCGAATATCGCCTCTGTTGTGCCTGCGTCTGATGAGGCGGATGACGAACGCCAAGACCTCTACGTCCTTGCTCGCACCTTAAAGATTCCGCGGACTGTACTCGAGGTCAATAACAAAATTGCGAAACAGAGTCTGACCGCTGTGCGTCGCGAGTTGATTCTCGCTCATGCCAGGGACCATGGCCCTGCTTGCTTGCATGTGGCGGAACTCGCGGGACTTAAGAACTGACATGCCCTTCACTAAGGAGAACGCCCGCGCAGCCGCCCTCTTGGTTCACCATGACCCTCCCGAGCTGCGGTTCCCGAGCTTCTTTGAGAAGCGGGAAGCCATAGACGAATGTTGGCTTTGGACTGGCTTCAAAGAGTGCCATGGGTATGGACGTTTTTGGATAGGACCAAAGGAACGATTCGTTCGTGCTCACGTCTATGCGTATGAGGCGCTGAATGGCCCGCTGCCGCAGGGCCAAGTCTTGCATCACATCTGCCATGTGAAGCATTGCGTTCGGCCAGACCATCTAATGCCTCTCACACCGGGCAATCATCAGCGCATTCACAAATGGGAAAATCGCGCAACTCACTGCCCGCAGGGTCATCCCTACACTCCCGAGAACACTCTGATTCGGAAGAGTGGCAAAGGGAAGGGTGACCGAATGTGCCGGGAATGCGTGCGCATTCGGAATGCTGCGGCACGCGCTAAGAGATCCGTTCACGTCGCAAAGCTAGCCGGCCTCCTCGCGACAGCAGAGGCCCAGAGATGAGAAGCGGCTCTGCCGACGAAGTTGCCGCCATCAAGCGCGAGGGTCTTGAACGGGCTGAACTCTCGCTCGAGCTTTGGGATGAGCAGGCGGACGCCTACGACAATCCCACGCGCCCTGCCGATCGCGACCTCCTCCCCTCTCGCCACTTCCATGCGCGCTGCCAGCATTTCTGCAACTCAGGCGGCTGTCGTTTCTTCGCCGGTCTCAGCGATGTCTGTGAGAACTGTCTACTCACTGAGAAGGATGACGGAGATCATAGGTATCAACCATTGAGGAAGGCGGTCAGGCAGCAGTGATTAAACTCAATCTTCTTCGCCTGCGGTGCCGACTCTGGCATCATCGCCGGTCATTTCGGCGAGGTCCCCTGTCTGTTGAGTGGGGCTCATCGGGTATGTGTGAGGGCAGGGGTGGCTCGGGGCTCTGCTGGACTTGCTGCGAGACGTATCGGGAATTCTCTTGTGAGCAATTCAACAAGCTATATCCAATTTCTGACGAGCGTTCCTGATGGAAAGAGATCGCTGGCCGAAGCCTCTGCGTGGTGGCTTCCGCCTAGACCTCAACCGAGCAACCGAGAAGGCAGCGAAGACTGCCGCTCGCGCTGCAGATCGACCGCTGATGAGTCACCGCCTTAAGATCGGATCTCAGACCTACACAGCGTTTGACGCGCATCGAATCATCGAGCAGGCGAGCGATGAGGAGCGGGCAAGGCCCGGCCATCCATGCGGTTGAGATCCCCGATCAAGCAGCGTGGAGCAATAGCAGAGCGCTGGGAGCGCTGGCATCAGCGCAGCCGCATGGCGGTCATGCATCGAGCGCAATTCAGTTGCGAGGCGTGCGGGCAGCGCATGAGACCTCTTGAGTGGCATCACCTCGTCGGACGCAACAACAAGGGTGTGGGGGAACCATTTTGCTCAACGCCCGAGCTCACCGTGGGCCTCTGCTCAAGCGGGTATGGGCAAATTGGTTGCCATCAGGGCATTGAGAACGGCGTCTACAACGGCCTGCGTGATTCCCTACGCATCGATGGTCTGGCGCGTCTGTGCGCGTCCTACGGCCTCGAGATCCCCGTGCTGGAGGATCCGCTCGACGGGATCAGAGAGGCCGTTCGCAGGCTGGAAGACGTGTACGGCTATGACTCGGCCACCAACTCAATTGTGCGAATGGAATGAGCAACTTGGACCACAAGGCAACTGGTTCGGGGATGCGAGTCAGTGAGCGAAATGGCCCTCCTCTCCGGCCATTCTCTGTGCTCATTTCGGGACAATGGGCGATCACCGAGGAACGCCTAGCCGAGATCATCGATGGGGCGCTTCATGATGTCCATCTTTGTGCATGTGCTGACCCGCGCCAGTTTTACGCACTGACGGTTCGCGAGATACCCGAAGCGCGAACGTCTGCGGGGCAACCTGACAACACATGACCTGGACGCGCCTAGAGCCTGGCTTTCCTGAGCACCCGAAGATCCTTGCTGCCGGCGAGCGTGCGGAACTCCTGCACATCCACGGGTTGATCTACTGCAACAAGTACCTGACTGACGGGTTCATTCCTACACTCGCGGTGCGAGGACTTCTGCATTCTCATCGTCGGCCCGTAGAGCGCCTCGTAGAACTCGGAATCTGGGTGAAAGTGGAGAACGGCTACCAAGTCCATGACTTCCTTGACTTCCAGATGTCAAAGGCCGAAGTCGTGGCGCTCAAGGAGGAGCGCGCTGTCTCCGGTCGCCTTGGGGGGCTAGCAAAAGCTAGAGCACTTGCTAAGCAAAAGTCTAGCAAACCCCCTAGCGAACAGCCTAGCAAAGCGCAAGCAAATGGGCTAGCCGTTCCGTTCCGTTCCGTTCCGTCAGGGTCTTTAGACCCCGTTAGAGACAATGCATTGTCGGTTGGAACGGGGCTTAAAAGCCCAACGAACGGGGAGATGCAGCCTCTCTCAGTTTCCCTAGCCAAGATGGCGAAGGTGGTGCATCAGTGAGCAACAACGCACCTACCTCGCCCATCGACCTCGACGCGCTGATCCCGGAGCTCATTTGGGAACTCGGTTTGGACATGCCCGAATGGGCTTCGAGCTTCGACGATATCCGCGCTCTCATTGAGCGCCTACGAGAAGCGGAGGGTGAGGTCGGGCGACTGGGCAACAGAGTCATCCGGTTTGAAATGGCTCTACGTCAAATTGGGAGTACGGCAGGTGATCGCAATGCCCCATTAATGCGCGGAGTTGCTCGCGCTGCCCTTGCTGCCGTGGACGCGTCGTGAGCGACATCAACCTCGACGCGCTGGAGCGGCGAATTGCCGACGAGAACGAAGTTGGCAACAGCTTTGCGCTTGACAATGGCGAAGCGGACGCCCTCATCCAGCGTCTACGAGAAGCGGAAGCCGAGTTGGCGCACCGCACGCTTGGCTGGCACGCTGATACCGAGACGATCAAGCGTCAGGCGTCGCGCATCGCCCAACTGCAGCAGGTGTGTGTGGCGGCGCAGGTCATCCTCGCCTATTTGGGCGACGTGGATGACCCAGCTCCGCCACTTGTCGCTCTGCGCGCTGCCCTTGCTGCCGTGGAACAGAAGTGAGGCGCCTACCGCCGATGCACAAGCGTCAGCTCGATGCAGAACCCCGCACGGTGTTCGAGTACTTCGTGATCGGAACCTGCATTTTGATGTGGGCGTTCTTCATCTGGTGGGCTCTTGGTGGCAGTGTGCCGGCTGGTGGACTGTGATAGCGCAAGGCGTGGGTGGTTATGGAGTAGCGGCCCACGCCCTGCGCGGGAGGCAGCACAATGGCGCCTAAACCGGTTCTCCTGGATGTCTACTGCGGCGCCGGTGGGGCAGCGAAGGGCTACCAGAATGCCGGCTGGTACGTCATCGGCGTGGACAATAAGCCGCAACCGCACTATTGCGGCGATGAGTTCTATCAAGAGGACGCCCTTGAATTCCTGGAGAAGGTGCAGAACAGCGACGACACGCCGTTCGATGGCATACATGCTTCACCGCCATGTCAGGCATACAGCCGCCTACGAACGCTGCCATGGCTGCGGGACAAGGTGTATTGGGACTCCCTACCGCCCACGCGGGCACTCCTGAGGGCTACAGGGCTGCCCTACGTCATCGAGAACGTGGAGAACGCGCCCATGGACGGCGTGGTGCTCTGCGGCACCATGTTTGGCCTTGGATGGCCTGACGGAACGCCTCTTTATCGTCACCGGCGCTTCGAGACGAACAGCCCCGACCTCTGGTTGGCGCCCGGACACCCGAAGCACCACCGGACGCTCGTACCTGGTCGGCTACTGAAGGGGCGGGCGCGGCTGAATAACGGCTATGTGATCGGTGGCCATCAGAACGGCTTGCGCGCCATGGCCGCCATGGGCATTGACTGGATGACCGGCGCCGAACTCTCGCAGGCGATTCCGCCGGCGTACACAGAGTGGATCGGCAAGCAGCTCATGGAGGCATTGAAAGTTGCAGCCTAATCAGACCTATCCTGCGAAATTGAAGTCAGCAATCGAGACGTTCACAACCCCACTGCCAATAAGCGAAGAGAACATGCAAGCCATAGCGCTCTCGGGACAGATTCCCGTTGAGAAGGTCAGGTTGATCGTGCGCCTGACCGTGATGGCAATGCAGGGGCTTCTCCTTGAACCCGAGAGGGAGTTGTGATGACTGAGCATATCCACGCGTATGCCAAAGATACCTTGCCAGCAGATGACGATCCCCGCTGGGAATGGTGGGCTAAGAGGCCGGCCATTGTGCGAATGATGCCCCTGCGCGGTCCATGCCGCATTGTGACGGTGGACGCGCCCACGGACCTCCCAGAGGGCTGGGAGGGCTGGCTCGCCATCGACGCTGCTGGGCATCCCTATCCGCTCCACAAAGACGTACAGAAGAAGATGTATGACCGAACCTAACGCGGCTTACCATCCGGCCTTTAAAGAAGCTGCCTATCGAGAATTGGCGCAGGGGCGGTACAAGGACAACGAGTCACTGTGGTTCGCGGACATCCCGGACTACCTCATGGCCGAATCGTTGTGGGCGTGGGAGGCGGGCTGGAAGGCCGCGATGAATCAAGTCAACGTGCCGGAAGCAACGACACGCCATAACGAGGTTTAAGGAAAATGGACACTCACATTCCCGAGGAAAACATCCATCGCGCTACCCACCGTGGAGACCTAATGGCGGGTCTTGCAATGGACGCGCTTGACGTCATGTCGAAGGTACTGAACGTCGCCGCAGAGGACGGCGAGTTTGCGGGGCTTGAGTACCTTGCCAACTGGATGAACGGGCACGACACGGTGCGGGACGAGGACATCTCTAATTTCGAGATCATCAAGGCGCGCCACCGTGGCTAGTAGCAGTTATCGCGGATTGGCCGAGGGGCTGAAGGTGGGCGACCACGTTCATATGGCCGGCTTCCCTGGTGTCAGCGGACGGGTGACGCGCATCGCTCGCGATAAGGAATGGTGCGACGTGGCCTGGGAAGGCTGGGCGAAACGGGTTCGCAATCCCGAGCTGCTGATCGTCGAGGACGGTTCACGTGTCTAACAGGTCTAAGGCTGTGTCGGACAAGACCTCGATTCGGGAGGAGGCCGCGATCATCGCGCTAGAGAAGGTCGCTAGCCGCTGGCCGCGCTCGTTGCGGCTGTTCTCGCGGAGCGGAACCTTGGAAGTCCAGCGCAACGACGGCAGCCCTCCCAATGATGCTGAGGCCATCGTGACGATCATTGGTATCCCGAACGATGGCGGCGACACATGAGCCATAAGGGGAAGTAAGTGAGATCGCTATGGCGCAGATGGAAGGCATGGTGGGCGAAGCCGTGGACATTCACGGTCAGAGTGACCACGATCACCAACTACAAGAGGGAAAGTAAATGACCACAACCATCCATCCCGATTGCCCCAACTGCTGGTGTCGTGATGGGGAGCCGTGCTCCTGTCGATGCCACAACCATGACGAGGAGGGCGACGAGTCGCCGCGTGGCTGGGATACCGACAATGACTCTAAGGCGGGTAGTAATGGCTGAGCTCGAATCTCTGGTTATCAAGATCACTGCCGACACAACGGAGTTCGTCAAGGCGATGGATGAGGCGACGAAGGCTGTAGTCCGGCTTGGCGACGCTCTATTCGCCATTCGGCCCTGGTGGGCTCGCCTTTGGCTTTCAGTGCGACACCCGATCCAAGCCCACGCTCGGTGGAAGCGCGTCCACCACAAGGGCGGTTAGGCGTGAGACGCCATCTTGAGGAGATGCGCCAGCTCGAATCGAAGGCCGTGGGTCGCCAGCTAACTGAGGAGGAGTTCCGGCAGCACTGGAAGGGCAGTCTTGCTTACGTTGGCGCCGAGATAGCTGACGATTGGGACGAGGTATTCGCGGCTTTGCCAGCATGGATTCGCCGATGGTTCACGCGTAAGGATGCTTAAGGTGGATCGGTGAGCAACAAAGCTGCCTGCCCAATCTGCGATTCGTACACGAGCGGGATCTACGACACCGGGATTTGCCCGAATGGTTGCACTGGCCGCCACGCCTTCGAGGATGGCTATATGGGCGAGTTCTGTGCGCGCTGCCATGCCCACCGGGACGCGATCGTTCACCGGAGCGAGGTAGACCTCAGAAACCTTCGTGAGCTCCATGAAAAGGCCCGTGCCCTGTTGATGGAGCTTGAGGACTTGGATGGGCAAATCGAGGCCGCTCTAGCCGAGGGCGAACGACGGGGCTCTTCAGAGTTAATCGAACGGGCCAAGCGGACCCATAAGCCATGAGCGCGCTTAACTACCGCTGGACTCAGTCATGACCAAACGGCGCCATCGCCAACTCGCCGCGGTCTTCGCCCCCAAGCGCCTTCACGCCGATAACAGGTACGGCGTCGATCAACTTGACAACGTGCGCCTCGAAGTGCTGCCTCGTTATCACAGGGAGGCAAGCGCAGATGACCCCTGGTTGGCGCCGGCCAAGTCAGAGGCTGTGCGAGCGCTGCTGATCCACATCGGAGCTGCCCAGAACAGCGGAACGGCCACGAACTATCCGGTGGAGTTCGACCTGGAGCTCCTCTGCCAGGATGCCGGCCTGACTGACTGTCAGACCGAGGTTGTGCTCATGTGCGGTGAGGGATTCGGAGTGGTTGCGATCGCTCGAATGCTCGAGATCAGCCATCAGGCTGTCTCCCTTCGATTGCACAACGGGCGGCGCAAGATCCTGCGCCAGATACCACCCCTTGACGCCCTCAGGGCAATTCAGGCTGCCCAATAGCTTGCGGATTGGTGTATTCTCGCCGTGTCGAACTATGCCCGCCTGACGTTCTTGGCAGGGCAAGGAGGCGCAGGTTGAGTCTGGACTACCTCACTGCGAACTATTCATGGCCTCAAAACTCCAATGCCCACACAACCGGGTCGAGTTCGTCATTCACCGTTTGGGCGAGCATCGATGGATCTACTCAACGTGCCAGGAATGCGGATCCGAATGGACTGTTGAAGAGGTTGTGGTCGATCTGGCGGACATTGTCTCGGCGGACGAAATCGTGGAAGTCCACCAGCAGCTAGAAACCGGCAAGCCTTTGAAGGAGTTGATCTGAATGGGTTGGATACCGCGTTGGCTGGTCGTTCTCATCGTCATTGCCATCATCGTGTTTGTTGCCAATGCACTTGGCATCATCCACATTCATGGCAGCGTGCAGGGCAGCGTAGGACTGTAACCTGCCTGGTGCTTAAAGTCTGTACTGAGCCCAACACAGCAACCCATCTCTTTGAGGGGCCAGGGTCACGCTGCAGATTCCACCTTCGGGGCAAGGGGCTCAGGACAGCAGCGTGGGCTAAGCAGCGTGCATCACAACTAGCGGCATACCCCTACTGTGCAGATTGCACCACACAGGGCAAGACAACCATAGCCACAGAGGCACACCACATCAATAAGCGTGCAAGGGGTGGACCGCTACTGACCGATGCACTGCTATCACTATGCCCCCCCCACCACGCACAACGTACTGCGCGTGGTGAGTGATGTGCATGAGGCGTAGGGGGGCCATAAGATCACCGTTTTGCTGCACCACGCCTCGTACCGTGACCGCTCTCGGCGAGATTTTTTTCTCGAGCGGGCTGAAGCTAGTAAAATTTACCTGAGATGACGAGCGCGGAACGTCAGCGCGCTTGGCACGAGGGGCATCCAGGGAAAAGGGCTGAGTACATGGTCCGCTATCGGGAAAAGCATCCCGAGCAGCGCCAGATATACAACGAGTTGCGGCGACAACGCCCCGATATCAGAATGTGCGCCGAGTGCGGCCAGCAATTCCCACGGACTCGCTCAGATCGAATCTTCTGTAGCAGGAAATGCCTGACCAAAGCCAAGGGACGGCGACGCCCTAGGGACAATCGAGACCGCCGCGGATACTTCAAAGTCTGGCGGGAGACGAACCATGAGAAGAGGGTTCGATATGGACTTAGGCGGCAGGCGAAAGGCGCGTCTGACCGCTTCGCAAAGAAGCGGCTGATCTTAGAACTGCGCCTCTTGCGCAGGCTCTGGAAGTTAAGCCAAGCTCCCAAACCGCACGGCAACAGGAAACTGGACGGTCTAAATAAGGCTGATCGCAGTCTGCTCAAGAAGACCGGCGGACAGACGGTCATCGCCTATGGGAACTGCGCTTACTGCGGGCGATTCTTCGTTCACCGGGCAGCTGTTCCCACTAAGTTTTGCTGTGCGAGTCACGGTCACCGCATGAACAGAGGCTCGCGACATCTTGGGGCGCGTAAGCGGCGGCGGATCGCTGACCGGGACGGGTGGAAATGTCATATCTGCGGCCGCAAGGTTCCAGATCGCCCTTACCGGGCCCTTCCAGACGACCCAACTATTGACCATCTGATCCCAGTTGCTTTTGGAGGGCGGGACGCATTATCAAATCTCGCGCTCGCCCACAACAAGTGCAACACCGATCGCGGAACGGGAGGAAACGCCCAGCTCCGGCTGATCGCCTAGAACCCTTCACTCTCCCCCACTTCGTCGCATGGGCGCGAGAACTGACTCTCGATACCGAGCAGCCGTGGCAAATCGAGGACTTCCAGGCTTGGTTCGTCGAGGATCTGTTCCGCGGAACTCAGGCCAACTGGCTGATCGTCCCTGAGGGCAACGCCAAGACAACCCTCACCGCCGGCATTGCCGTCTACCACGCTGAATTCAGAACGGCGGCGTTCGTGCCGATCGGCGCCTCCAGCCGGGAGCAGGCTGAGACCCTGTTTCGACAGGCTGAGGGGTTTATCGATCGATCCAAGAGACTGCAGAAGGTCTTTGAAGCACTTCCTGGCTACCGCCAGATCCGCGGCCTGAAGCCGAACACGAGTCGCATCCAGGTTTACGCCGCTGACGAGAAGACTGGCGACGGTGTGATTCCGACGCTCGCCATCATCGACGAGCCCCACCGGCAGAAGAACATGGGGTTGTATCGGACCTGGCGCGGCAAGTTGACCAAGCGTCAGGGTCAGATCGTAGCGATCTCCACCTCAGGCGAACCGGGCTCGGAATTCGAGGTGACTCGCGACAAGATCCGCCAGTCGGTCGACGTGATTACCCGGACGGAAACCTTCCTGCGCGGTCGCAGTCCCAGCCTTGTCTTCCATGAATGGGCAGTCCCCGAGAAGGGCGATGTCGAAGACCTCGAGTTGGTCAAACGATCGAACCCACTCAAGGCTATGACTCGCGAGGAGATCCGCCTCAAGCGGGAATCCCCCGACTGGAATCTGGCCCACTGGCGCCGGATGGTCTGCAATCTGCCAACGCGAGATGAGAGCTCGGCGATCACCGAGGCGGAATGGTTCGCAGCTCAAACTAAGGAATCAATTCCGCTCGGTGAGCGCGTGTGGCTCGGTCTGGACGTCGGCTGGAAATGGGACACCACCGCGGCAGTTCCCTTCTGGCCGAGAGATCCCAAATTCCTCCTTTTCGGGCCGGCCGAGGTGGTCGTTCCGCCTCGCAACGGCGATTCGACCCATCCGGACACGATCAAGGCCGCTCTGCTTCGGATCCATGAGCGCAACCCGATCCATACCGTGGTCATGGACATGACCGACGCCGAGGATATCGCGCACTGGATCGAGGACACGCTCCATGCGCGGGTGGTCGACAGAACCCAGAACAACCCAAACGCCATTCAGGACTACGACCGCACCATGGAGGCACTTCGCAACGGATGGTTGAAACACACAGGTGATCCGGTCTTGAAATCTCACGCCCTGAACGCGGTTACTCGGCTACTTCCGAGCGGTACGCGATTCGAGCGCTCATCTAGCTCGCGGGCCGCGGTCAAGCAAGACCTCCGCGTGATCGATGCCTTGACCGCGGGGTCGATGGCGCTCTCTGTCGCGGTCAGTCTGGTGCCCGAGCCAGAACTCATGGGCGCTTGGGCTTGAGGGTCATCCTTCCTGGCGGTCGCGCGATTGAGTTCTCTCGGCGCGGGGTGAACTTCAACGCTGAGCAGCGCTTCAACCTAGGGCAACTGCCGCAGTTCCTCAACGACTACTACAGCTATTTCGGCTACGGGGGCGCCGTTTATCCGCTCGGTCTGAATCAGTCCGCGCTGTCCTGGTCGAAGACGGAGGAAATCTCCTCAAGCCTGCCGAACTATATGCAGGCGATCAAGCGCTCACCGCCGGCCTTCGCCGCCCAGATGGTCAGGGCCTCGGTGATGTCCCAGGCGCGACTGATCTGGCGCAATCGAGCCGATCGCCACACCTTCCGCGATGCCGGTCTGCGAGTCTTCGAGAAGCCCTGGACGAACGGAACGCAGGGTGAGTTGCTGGGGCGCATGGAATGGCACGCCGGCCTTGCTGGTAATGCCTACGTCTATCGCCAGCCAGGGCGGCTGAGGGTGCTGCGCCCGGATTGGGTCGCAATCGTCTATGGATCGCAGTCCGAACCGGACGATCCCAAGGGCGCACTCGACGGCGAGGTGGTCGGGTATCTCTACCAGAACGGCGGCTTCACTCAGAACAACCGCAACAAGCCGACGGTGATCCTGCCTGAGGAGCTGGCGCACTGGACCCCGCTTCCCGATCCTATGTCACCCGGGCTAGGGATGTCCTGGCTGACGCCGGCCTTGCGCGATGTACAGGCCGACACTGCAGCGCTTGAGCACAAGCTGGCCTACTTCTCCAACGGCGCCACTCCCAACCTCGTCATCAAGGCGTCGTCGCTGGTTCCCAATGTGACGCCGACTCAGTTCGCTGAATGGGTCGATACGATGGAGTCGAAGCACAAGGGCAGCGCCAATGCTTTCAAGACGCTCTACTTGCAGCCGGGCGCCGACGCTACGGTGATCGGCTCCAACCTCGCCGAGCTCGACCTGACCTCGATCACCTCCCATGGTGAAACGCGAGTCTCCTACCTTTCGCGCGTGCCGGCAGTCATTCTCGGGATCGCGGCCGG